TTATAAATCGTGGCAGCCACTATAAACGCAACTATAAAAGGAGAAAATGCTAATAGTTATGTCACATTGACAGAAGCTAATGATTATTTTGATACCTCTCCAGATTCTTCTACCTGGACAAATAAAACAGACGATCAAAAGAAAAGAGCATTAATATCTGCTACTAGATGGATTGATACTTTAGTTTTTTATGGAGATAGATGTGATGACGGACAGGCATTAAAGTTTCCAAGAAATAATTATCAGGTAGATGGTGTTGAACTTGCTTGTTCTACTATTCCTAATAGTATCAAATATGCACAATACGAATTAGCTAGAGCTTTGGCAAATGATACTGATGCTATTACTGGTACTACTGGTAAAGATGGTAATTTTTCTGAGGTACAATTAGGAGATTTGCAAGTTAAATATAATACTGATAGTCAGGGAACTGGATCTATAAATAATATTCTGGATGTTTATCCTTGGTTACAAAGTTATCTTGGAGCATATATGCTTGGTGGAGCTGGTAGTTTTCAGATGAGAGTGGTTAGAGGATAATGGCAGGTCAATTAGATTCATTATTCAAAAATGTTGCAAAAAGTGTTGTAGCACAATTTGGAGATTCTTTTGATCATAGTATTACTTATACAAAAAAAGCATCTCCTACTTACAACACATCAACAGGTGCTTTGACCACAACCGATACTAGTTACAGCATTAAAGTTCCAATATCTTTTGTTCGTTCTGAAGAAGAAACTGGACAGGAAATGAGACAAGCAAAATTATATATAACACCAGATCAGATAGGAGATAATCAAGCAGATTTAGATGATGAAATTACATTAAGTTTTGGTGGGTCAAACAGAGTTGCACAGATAGTTGATATTGATACTAAAAAAGGTGGACAAGTTTATCTCTACATTATTATTGTGAGGTTCTGATGGTTACAAGAACTCTTCGAGATTTACCAAAAGATTTAGATAAAAATATATCAAGAGATTTTAATGCTCTTATAAAAAAAGTTCATCGTACTTTATCAACAAAAAAACATAGTCCTGTTTATACAGGTTTCTTTGCTTCAAGTTGGGTTGCACAAGGAAGTCCTGTAAAACCTAGAGATGCTATTGAAAAGTTTTCTCCGTGGGCTGGTATAAAACAACAAGCTACAGCAGAGTTTCTTAAAAATCGTACTGCAAACGCAGCAAACAAATCTACTGGTTATTACAATGTAAAACCTATAATAGAACCTAGATTTCCTGTTAAAAGAGCATTTAATTATAGAAGATCAGTTTTTATTGGTAATAGAGTTGAATATTCTGTCTATGCTTTAGAAGGTGGTAAATTACAGTTATTCATTCAAGGATCATTAGGAAGAATGATAAAAGAAACTATGACAGATAAAGGTAAGTTATTTCTTGGTGGTAGTACAACATTTAATAACTCTCCTCGATCTACTGCGACACAAAGACCTGCTGGTATCAAATATACTGAATTTTAATTATGACTTTAGTAAACGCAAGAGCAGCTTTTGAAAAGGCAGTAACAGATGCAGTTGCAGCAGCAGATAATACTGTTGAAATGGTTTATGACAATGTTCATTACACTACACCCGGTAAAAGTAAAAAATATATTTTGATGTCAGTTGAATTTACTCAGGCAACATTACAAAATCAGGGAGCGGCTTCAGATTATTATGCTGGTGTTATTCAATGTAATGTATATGTTCCAAAGGGAAAAGGCACTGCAACGCTTTCTGCAATAGGAGAGGCAGTTATTGATGGGCTTACTTCTGTTAATGCTCCCGGTTATAGCGATACATTTAGTTGTAAACCAAGAGTTCTTGATATTAATGGTGTAACTCCATTAGAGATTGAAGATAGAAGTCATTTTGTTGGTTTAATATCTTGCCAATTTACGGCAAATGCCTAGTATACTAATATAATATTAAATAATTTTATATGGAAGCGATCGAACTGCTTAAGAACAAATTTGGTGTGAGCCAAAGATATATGTTTGAGTTAAAAGACGGAGAAGAAACAATTTTAGAAATTTATTGGAATCCATTAACTATTGCAGAAAGAGAATCAATTATTGCAAAATCAGGAGATACTGCTTCGGGAGATGAGTTTGCCTTGAATCTTATGATTACAAAAGCATTAGATAAAGATGGTAAAAGATTATTTCAAGATGGTCATAAAGCATCATTAAGAAGAGAGGTAAATGCTGGTGCTTTACAAGATATACAACTTGCCATGTTAAATTCTGGTGCTGAATATAAATTGGAGGAAGCGAAAGCAGATTTAAAAAGCTAAAAATGATTGGTTTTTCATATTTTTTCTTGCAAAAGAATTAGGAATGACCATAACAGAACTTACAGATAAATTAACTCAAGAAGAACTTATACATTGGGTAGCTTTTTTTGAATTAAAAAAGGAACTAGAAGATAAAGCAATACAAAACGCAAAAGATAAATCACGAGCAAGAAAACGTTAAAAGCGGTACACTAAAATAAAGTTTTGTTTTTTCTGTGGCTGATTACGGTGTAAATATAAAATTTAGAACTATTGGCTTGTCTCAGCTTGATAAAGCAAAGGCAAAAGCAAAAGAGTTAGAAACAAGTGTAAGTAAAATTAGAAGTTTAGATTTAGGAAAAGCAATAAGAGGAAAAGTAGGAGATCAAGTTGCGGAGGCAACAGGACAAATTAGAAGGTATGCAAAACAAGTAAATCAAACAGGAAAGGTAATCGGTACAACTAGAAAACAGCAAATGGCTGCTTTAGAAGCATTTGAAATGATGAGAGATGAGGTTGCGATCGGCTCAGTAATGTTTAACGAGATGAATGAAGCGATTGCAAATCAAACAAGATTAATGTCTCAGAACACAAGTGCAACTACTAAAAATGCTAGTGCAAAGAAAAAACAGGCTATGTTCCCAGGAATGAATCAGGGATTTTTAGCTAATGCTAGAGGTGCTGTAATGGGAGGTGGTGCATTACAAAGTGGTTTAGTTAGTGGTGCATTTCCTTTATTGTTTGGTCAAGGTTTAGCTGGAGGTATTGCTGGTTTTACTGGTGGTTTTGCAGGAACTAAGATTGGTGGACAGATGGGAGGCTTTGCAGGAGGTCTTGTTGCAACTGCAGCTTTACAACAAATAACCACAGTTATTGAAGGATTAAAAGAATTTAGTAAGGCCCTTGATCCTTTAACTTTAGATATCCCAACAGTTGCGAAAGCTATAGGAATAACAGGTACACAAACAGAAAAATATCTTAAATTAATTGAACAAACACAAGGTAAACAAGCTGCTTACAATGCTGCTGTTGAAGAAACAACTAAAGTTATTGGTGCAGATGGTGTAAGAGCATTAAAACAATTTACAGAAGGAACTCAAGATTTTACGAATGAAATGACTAAATTCTTTACAAGGATTGGAGTTGAAATAATAAAATTATTTAATAAAGCATCAAACGCTGCATCACAAGGAAGAGTTGTAGGATTCAGAAGGTCAAATTTATTAAATGAGGCAAGTAATACTGTATTTGACCCAACAAATAAAACAGACGCAGAAATTATAGATTTACTTGCACAAAAAGAAAGAACAAGAAATAGAAATAAAAAACAACAGTTAGATAACCAAATAGTTCAACTAATGATAATTAGAGAAAAAGAACAAGCGGCAGCAAAAGAAGCAGAATTTAGAAGATTAGAATATGAAGCTGTTACCCAAAGTTTGCAAGATCAGCTTACTTTTTTAAATAATGCAATTACTTTAGGTTCTGCTGAAGCACGATTACAACAAGAAAAAGCCATGATTATTAAAAAAGCTCAAGATGCTGGAAGGGATTATGATGCAGACCAAATTGAAAGAGATTTAAGACAAAGAGAAGCTCTTAAAAAAATTCAATCATTATATGATGGTATTGCTTCTTCAGTAGAAACAGGTTTAGTTGATGCAATAGAAGGTGCGATAAATGGAACAAAAACTCTCGGAGATGTTGCTCGCAGTGTATTTACACAGATTCAAAGATCACTTATTCAGTTTGGTGTAAATGCTTTTCTTGGTGGACTTCCTGGTATCGGTGGATTTTTTAGAGCTAATGGTGGTGTAGTAAGTGCAGGGAAAAGTTATATGGTTGGAGAACGTGGTCCAGAAATGTTTGTTCCAAATGCAGGAGGCCGAATAGTTCCTAATTCTGACATGGGTAGTTCAACTAATGTTGTAGTAAATGTAGATGCTTCTGGTTCTAGTGTTGAGGGAGATCAACAACGTGGTAAAGAACTTGGTGCTGCTTTATCAGTAGCGATACAATCAGAATTATTAAAACAAAAACGACCTGGAGGCTTACTTGCATAATGGCTACATTTCCTTCAATAAAACCTACATACGGACAACAAAAAAGATCCGCACCATTAACTCGCACTATTCGTTTCGCTGATGGGTTTGAACACAGAATATTATTTGGGTTGGCAGAGCATCAAAATCCTAAAATTTATAATTTCACTTTTGAAGTTTCGGAAACGCAAGCAGACGAAATAGAAAACTTTCTTGATGCCCGTGCAAACGATAGTGATAGCTTTGATTTTACTGCTCCCGGAGAAGCTGTTGCACAGAAATTTGTTTGCGAAGTATGGAATAAATCAATACCATATAACAATAGAGCTACAATACAAGCAACATTTAGAGAAGTATTTGAACCATGAGTACTGCTCCTATTATTACTGATCTACAAAAGATCAATCCTTCAGCAATAATTGAACTTTTCACTATTACAACTGACGCTGCATTACACGGATCAGCAGCTACCTACAGATTTCATGCTGGTACAAACAGAGTAGGAAATGGAGATATTATCTGGGCTGGTAATACTTATGTAAAAATGCCAATAGAAGCAGAAGGTTTTGCTTTTCAAAAAGGACAGTTGCCTAGACCAACATTAAGAGTAAGTAATGCTCTCGGAACTATTACTGCTATTTTATTAAATGTAAACTCTGTAACTGCTGGTAATGATTTGACAGGAGCTACAGTTACAAGAATTAGAACTTTAGCTAGATATTTAGATTCAGTAAATTTTCCAGGTAATACTAATCCATTAGGAACACCAGATCCTACCGCAGAGTTTCCACAGGAAATATATAAAATTGATAGAAAATCAACAGAAAATAGAGAAATAGTTGAATTTGAATTAGCTGCTGTATTTGATCTTGCTGGTATAAGAGCACCAAAAAGACAATGTACTAGAACAGAGTTTCCTTCGATTGGTACGTTTATAGCATGAATTGGAAAGAAGAAGCACTTGTTCATGCGAAAGACCAAGACCCAAAAGAATCTTGTGGTCTTTTATTAAACATTCGAGGAAAAGAAAGATATTTTCCTTGTCGTAATTTATCAATGACAGATCATCAATGTTTTATTATTGATCCAGAAGATTATGTAAAAGCAGATAATACTGGAGAAATAACTGCTGTTGTTCATAGCCACCCTGTAACACCTCCTGTACCTAGTCAGGCAGATCAGATTAGTTGCGAGCAAAGTAAACTTCCGTGGCATATTGTTAATCCAAAAACAGAACAATGGGGATATTGTGAACCTTGTGGATATAAACCACCTTTACTTGGTAGGCCGTGGGTTTGGGGTGTTACTGATTGCTGGTCTTTGGTAAAAGATTGGTACAAAGAAGAAAAAAATATTGAGCTAAGAGATTGGGATAGACCTACAACCCCAGAAGAATTTATATTGAATCCTTTGTTTGAAAGTTGTGCTTGGAGAACTGGATTTAGAGAACTTAGACCAGATGAAAAACTTATAAATGGCGATGCACTATTGATGTCTATTGGATCTGCTGGTTTAAATCATGTAGCTATTTTT